AGGAGTTTTTCATACCCGAAAAAATACCCTGAACCACTTTCATCAGGGTATGTGGATACTGGCGCAACGTTGTGTGATAATGTCTTGACAAACGTGAGGAGGGTACGCGATGTCGGTCAACATCAAAGCGCTGCGGCAAGCCAAACAGGCAATACGTTCGAAACTGGAGCAATACGCTAAAGCCAGTCAGAAGACTGTGACTGTCGGAATCCATTCGGACGCGGGTGAACATCCTGACTCGGGAATCACTAACGCACAGCTTGGCGCATTGCTAAATTACGGTAACCCGAATAACAAGCTATACGGTAATCCCGCACCTATTCCACCGCGCCCCTGGCTGATACCCGGTGTACAGAGCGGTAAGCAGGACATCGTGGACACCATCGCTCACGGCGTGGCCAATGATTTACCGCTTGACCATGTGCTTGAACAAGTGGGCGCATTCGCAGCCGGTGCGGTGCAGCAGTACATGACTGACCTTCGCACGCCACCGAACAGCGATTACACAATCGAACAGAAAGGTTCGGACAATCCTTTAATTGATACAGGTTCTTTGTTACAATCCATAACATACAAGGTGACAAGTGAAAAGCCGGACGGTGGATTATAAAATATGTGACATATGTGCTACTGAACCACGCTGGAATTCCGTTTTATGTTGGGGCGGGTAAGGAAGATAGACCCCTACAGCATTTTTCCGGGAAGGGAGGCGGTAGACCGGAGGTTCAGAAAATAGTGGATGAGCATCGTGAGAAAGGTCTCAGTCTCTCCTACCGTGTAATCGAGACTTATGAAAATAAATCGGATGCTTTCGATGCCGAGAAAAGTTTGATATCACTTTTTGGTAGAATCTCAGACGGTGGAATTTTGGTTAACATATGTACTGGTGGCGCTGGGTGTCCCGGCTATACGCACAACGATGAAATGCGAGCGCATAACTCAAAAGTACAGAAAATTAGATTCAGTAATGAATCCGAAAGGTTAGCCATATCTGAAGCGACCCGTAAGGGAATGGATAATGACGTTGTCAGGAGTAAAATAAGTGAGGGATTGCGGGAGAAATGGAATGACGAAACATACCGTAACCGACAGATAGCTGTACATACCGGTAAAAAAGACACCGATATTACCAGAAAGAAAAAATCCGATGCACTTTCCAGAAGTTGGGAGAACGGCGACCGAAAGAGTAAGTATTCCGATGAGGTCATATACGACGTCTACACGTCCAAAGGTCGCGTTCCTGTTTCCGAAATAGCCGCTAAATACGGCATGAATCCTACGTATGTGCATAAGATTTGGAGACATGAGCGATGTGTTTTAAATCTTAAACGATTGGGGATTATCTTATGAGTCTGTCAATGCGTGGTCATATTGACAACGTGTTTAAATCTGTACCGGCGACACACGTGGGTAAATCTGGCTCATACGTGGACGGCATCTGGGTCACCTCGACATCCGGACCAATCGCATTCACGGTGAACATTCAGCCACTGAGTGACAAGGAAATTGATTTCTTGCAACAAGGTGGTCAGCGCATCGTTGACCCGCGTAAAATATACGTCAACAATGGCGACCTCGACTCAATAGCACTTGATGGTGAATGGGTGTTCCTGGGTCAGCGCTGGAAAGTTATTCGCACCGACAATCGCCCGTGGCGTAAATACTGTAAGGTAATCGTGGACCGCTATGACCAACAATGAAATCTTTGCGGCTCTCAGACCGCACATACTCAACGTGACGGGTGTCAGCGAGTGTATCCTTGCCGACCCTAACGGACCGTCTCCGGACGGCCCATACGCGTCTGTGCGGCCACGTCAGAGCATCCGTGAACGTGGTCAGGCGAACATCATCATGACCGACGGCGCAAATGACACTATCGTGTATGAAATTCGCGCACAGATTGTCGCATCCTGTGAAATTAATTTCTTCCGCGGTGAAGCAATGCAGTACGCCGAAATGCTGAAGGAATGTCACAAGCGCCCGGACGTGTGCTGGCCCCTGTGGAAAGCTGGTATCGGATGGGGTGGTACTGAACCGGTCAACAACCTGACAGCGCTGCAGGCGAGCAACTTCGAACAGCGTGCGCAAATCATCGTTAAACTGCTTTACGAAGCGGTGAATACAGTGACAGTGAATAACATTCTGCACGTTCCTTTCACCATTGGTGAGGGTGTGGACCAGGTATATTTCGAAAACGGCACGCTTCAGTTAAGATATGTTGATACCGAACCCGGCGTGAACTATCAATCCGGTGAAATTTCGATATAATGGTCAACGTGTGCACACTGTAACTTACGAGGACTCGTAAACATGTTTCCAATTGAACAAATCATCCCGATTACAACCCGGATTTCCCCGGTGGGATTGAGTACAGCAAACTTCGCTTCCGCGATGTTGTTTGCCAAAAACTCTGAACTCCCGGTAGGTTTCACCGAAGACACGGTGCGCACCTACTATTCCACCGCTTCCCTCGCTGCTGACTTTGCCACCACAACCGAGACGTACAAGGCCGGTGCCAAATTCCTCGGCTCTACTCCGGCGGTACCGAAACTCACCGTGTGGGCTACCGCTGACGATGATGCTGATATCAAGGCAACGCTGACCAAAGCATTTGACAAGCATTACTGGTACTGGACCCTCGTTACCAAAGACGTGCTGGCAACAGAGGCGGACGTATTGTCGATTGCATCCTGGTGTGAAGAGAACAGCATCATGTTCCCGAACAGTCAGACCGGTGAGGCTGTGGTTAAAATTCGCAACCCGGACGCCAGTGATGACATCTGTTCGAAGCTGAACACGCTGGGCTATCGTCACGCGTTCACTGTGGCTCATGCAACCGACCCGTATGCGGCTTATGCACTCATCAAGCATTCCGCCTCGGTCAATTACAGCGCCGACAACAGCACTATTGACACTGAGTTTAAGAAATCTCCGGGTGTTGCTGCCGAAGACCTGTCCGACACTGAACAGAACGCGATGGTCGCCAAACGTTGCGCATTCTACAGCGTGCTTGACCTGCAGGGCAGCACCGACAGCGGTCGCTGGCTGCAGACGTGGTCACACAGTACCTACGGTGAGTCTATTTCCGATATCGTCGATTTGGACGCATTTGTAAACTCTCTGCGCGTGGAACTGTACAACACCATCGTTAACCAGACCACCAAACTTCCGCAGACTCCGGTTGGTCAGGAAGCGCTCATTGGTGCGGCCAAACGTGTCGGTAAACAGTACATCCGTAACCGCTATCTCGGCCCGCGCAATTACACCAGCCCCGACACTGGTCTGGAAGCGTACACCGATGGCTTCGAAGTGCTGACCAAAGCGACGGATATTCTCGACCTGTCCGATTCTGACCGCGCGGCACGTAAGTCTGCACCGATTAACATGCGCGTGTTCAAAGCTGGTAGCGTCAGAATTTGTGAAGTTCAGGTGGATGTTTATTAATGGAGGATGACCGATGTCATTAGAAAACTTTTCCACAAGTAACACGGTCATTACTGTAAATGGCCGAATCATTTCTGATTTCGGGGAGTCTGACCCGCCGTATACCGATGAGCCGATTGACGCATCCACTGCGTTACGTCGTGGTCTGGGTGGCAATGCTATTCGTCTGGACCGTATCAACCCGGGTCGTCGTGTCACGCTGAACCTCAACCCTGGTTCGGCTGACTCCGCGTATATCAACGGGCTGTTTCTGAGCAAGGCTAACATTGAGTTAACCTATACTCAGATTGGCACGCTTGATGCTGCTGTCGGTGCGGAAGGTGTGATTGTGAACGATGGTCCGCGTGGGCGTGGTGGTCAGACAATTACCGATGATCAGTGGATTTTCGAGTTCAACAGTTGGACGGCTAGTAAGGGTCCAGCAAGCTAAACGAAAGGGGCCAATTGGCCCCTTAGTTATTTCTGGTTTGGAATAACTAATACATAACGTAGTTTATGCAGTCTACTTTGGACCTACTCATCAGCCTACCGTATTCATAAGCCGTACCAATTCTGTCTATTGCCCCAGCATTCCCTCCATATTTACTGAGTAATGAAGTGAGTATATCTGTGTATTGTTTCCAGTTACCTGTAGCGGTACCATACATTCCAGCCTCACAAGCCGCAATTGAATCCGATAGCAACGACCTGAGCAGTTCTTCCGGTGATTTCTCGTTGGAAATCCATTTCAATTTTCCTTCTTTATCTTTTTTTTCCGCATCTGCCAGTGCGGTGGCGTCCCAACATACGCCCGTACCCTCGTATGCGGCATTTTCACTCGATAGGTTGCCGTATTCGTTTCTTGTCCACACACAAGCCACATCGTACTTCTTCAGAATTGTTATCGCATATGGCTTGTCTAACGTGCTTACATCAACGTTGATTGTCGCAGCGTGGGCGCTGTTGCAGTAAATTGTCGCCGACAGTGCTGCAGCCATGATGACTGTCAACTGAATTTTAAATTTGCGCCATGCTTTACGGTCTTGTTCGCGAATCATTTTGTACTCTCCTGTTGTTCTGTTGGGGTAACTATAACCCACCTTGACGCCGCCGTCAACAATTGAATGATGATTTCGTCAAGTGTACACTGTAGCGACTAACAACCGGAGAAATAACAATGTCACTCATTAAAACTTTTACCGCTGGCGACATCACCGTGAACGCCGCGATGCCTTCCGCAATTGAGCAGGATGAACTGTTATCCCTGGTGAGCGCACAGTTTATCGCACATGCCGCCAACGTTTACAAAAACGGTGGTGAACTCGGTGTTAAAGATGTAACCCTGTTGCTCACCGCTGTACCGCATCACATCAAGCAACGCATTGCCGAGGTGCTCCTGAGTAAAGCAATGACAGCGGGTACCAACACGAAAATCACGGTGAATGATTTCCCCGGTAAAATGATGACGCTAAACACTCTGCTGGCCGAATTGTTTCTGTGGGTTTACGCTGATTTTTTCGATTACGTGCAAAACGCAAACAAAGACGAGTAAGGGGCACCGGGCGACCCAGCCCGGTTAACTGGTACTTTATGCGTGTTTGCACGGGTATCGAGGGAGTGTGCCCACCTCTTTGTACATGGGCGCAGTTAAAAGATGGTACAATATCGCTTGCTGAAGTCGAACAATTTCACTTTGCGATGGATGAGTTGCAGGGTAAGTATATTGAGGCGATAAACAATGCAAGAAATTCCCCTAAATAACGGTGCGTCCAACTCTCATCAGACCTTCACGGTCAAGCTGGGCGACAATGTTCTCGACTTTGCGCTGGATTACATCAGCTATACCGACAAGCCCGCGTGGACAATGACTGTCTCACAGGATGGTATTAAATACATCACCGGTGCAATGCTTGTCCCAAATGCTGAGGTTAGTAAGGCATACCGCGCCGGACTGGGCCGCTTCTTCTTCGTGGGTGATGAGGTAACCATTGATAACCTCGGCGTTGATAACCATCTTCTGTGGGTACCCGAATAATGGCTAACATCATCACGCAGTTCCTCATCGGTCTCGGCATCTCTTACGATGGTAAGGGTGCCGAACAGGCTGAAAAAGACATTGACAATCTCGGCAAATCAGCGGAGCAAGCCGGTAGCCAGATGGACGATGTCGGTAAGTCCCTTGACAAGGGCGTTAAGACCGGCGTAGAAAATTCAAAATCACGCATTATGAGTTTGGTCACCACTTTCAAAGCTGCCGGACTTGCGATGTCAGGTGTTGCCGCGGGAGTCGGCGCAGCGTGGGCGTTTGAGTCGAAGAAAGCGCAACAGGCTTACGACCTGAATAACCAGCTCGTGACCAGCCAGTTTGGACCCACTGAGGTTTACGGACTTGGTGCACTGGCTGAACAGCGCGGCGGCGACCGACAAGCAACGACAAACAGCCTTTTAAATATCGAGCGTGGGATTAACCGCATTCAGACCGGTGATGCCGGGATGATTCAGCAACTGGCGGTTGCAGGAATTCGTGTCGATAATCCCACTGGGCGTACACGCGAAGATATTTACAGCGACATTGCTGGACAGTTCCAGCGCCTCGATACGACGCGTCAGAGCAACGTAGCGGAGGTTTTAGGTCTCGACCCGGCTACCGTCAGGGTATGGCAGGAGTTCGGCGCTACAACGCTGGAAGTGTCGAAAGCCCGTGCCGCTGAACTGGGTTACACTGAACAGCACAATGCCGCGCTGAACGCAATCAATCAGACTATTCTCGACACCCAACAGAAAATGGAAGGGCTGGGTAACACCATTGCCGATATTCTTGCGCCCAGCATTAAAACCCTGGCTGATGACCTGCTGACGCTTGCCAGTGGTGTAACCAACTGGATGAACAATCACCGTGACCTCATTGATGATATCTCTAGTGGTTCATGGTATGACAAGTATGTGGTGGGAAGTGCTGACAAAGCCGCCGCATGGATTGGCGATAAAACAGGATTTGACCCCCGGAACGTCGGCAAAAACACACAGGATTTTCTCAATAATAATGGTAAGTCCGTTAATGATTCGATTATTAATGGTAGCGTAAACAACGAACAATTGCCCCCGTGGGCAATGGGTGCTAACGACGGTTCGTATGGTGCTGAAGCAAGTCCGGTGACTAATAATTACGCGCAGCAAAGTCAGCAACTGACTCAGATTATGGAGTCCATAAACCGTCCGATTCAGCTTAACGGCAATTTCACTACACAGGGTGACGTGATACTGGACGGTAACGCAATTGGTCGTTATACCGTGAATCATCTTGAGACGCAGGTGTATCCGCAGGCAATTGACCAGACCCGGCAAAGGAGTTACTGACAATGGATTTGCGCCAGTATGAAATACTCATTGACACAAAGAATTTCATCACACAGTCGTACCCGATGCTCCGGTGCTCGTTCGATGTGACAACGTATACCGGCGACAGTCTGAGTACCTGCGAGTTTCGTTTGTGGAACCTTGCACCGACAACGAAGATTGAGCCAAATCAAACCGTTGTTTTTCGCGCGGGGTATCAGTCGCGCATCGGTCAGATTTTTACCGGATTTGTCACCAACGTTTTCACCATTCGTGACGGTACTGACATCATCACCCGTGTGACGTGTCGCAGCGGTAGCAACGTGCTCGACGGTGGGACAACGAGTGCGAGTTTCGGTAAGGGCGTGACATTGTTTGATATCTTGACCAGTCTCGCACAGGACTGGTCGAAGCCGCTGTATCTTGTCAATGGTGAGGACAAATTTACCTCTATTGTCATGGCTGGCGGCTATAATGTCAGCTCCGATATAAGTAAGGAACTTGACATTCTGGCTAAAGCGTATGGCTTCGAATGGCATTTATACGCTGGTCAAGTGTTTGTCGGATTTCCGTCTGATGACCGTAAAGCCACCCCCATCAAAATCAGTTCCGCCACCGGGATGATTGATGCGCCCACGCTTCACGGCGGCATTGATGGTGTATTCTGTGACGTTAAGATGCGTCTTGACCCCCGTATGACACCTGCATCGGTGCTTAATATTGAATCGAAATGGCCTAAATTCGATTTCGGCGCGGTAGAATTCCAGTCAACCGTTGACGCTAAACTGGAAGGTGACTGGAACGTTCAGACGATTCAGCATACCGGAGACACACACGGTCCTGACTGGTACACATTTGTCAAAGCTGTGCGTGCCGGGTCAATGGATACCACCACGACGAACACTGATGTTGGTAATCGTCTTATTTACGGGCGTGTTGGCGTGCAGGGTGAGGATGCCAGTCAGCAGCAGGATTTCCGCACCGAGGTACGTAAACTTGGGCAAAGTCTGGGTATTAGTCCCAACTGGATTATGGCTGTAATATCTGCAGAGTCTAACTTCAATCCACAGTCAAAGAACAGCAAATCCGGCGCGGTAGGACTGATTCAGTTTACTAATGCCGGCTGGACGAGTGCGTTTCAGACTAAATATGGACGCAATAAAAATGTCATCCTGTCAATGACCGCAGCCGAACAGGTGAGGGGTCCGATTACTGATTATCTCAACCAGTATAAAGGGCGTTACAAAACAATGGGTGATGTGTACATGGCTGTATTCAGTCCGGCATTCATCGGCAAACCATCCACAACCGTGATGTACTCATCACCGTCCAAAGCGTACAATCAGAACGCAGGGCTTGACACGGACCATAAAGGTTACATTACTGTCGGTGACGTGTGGCGACGTGTTGAGGAACGATTCAGACAAGGTAAGGCGTACATGTTATGAGTTTAATTAACCTTCTGGTAAAGCGCGGTCCACAGCTTGGGTCGCTTCAGTTCGATGCCGTCCTGTCTGATGACCTTGACGCCAGCGTGGACATTGTGCAGTACCCTATTGAAACAGGTACGCCAATTGCTGACCACATCATTTATCAGCCTATTCGTTACACGATGACGGGTGCGGTATCGAACAACCCGTTGAAAGTTAGTATCACCGATTTCACCGGGGCGTTGACAAATCTCGTCGATGACAACCCATTTATTGCCACGGGTGCTGGTCTGTTCGCGGGGTGGTTGAGCGGCTCAAATGAGACTCGCTCCAGTACGACACTGAACACTTTGCTCGATTTCATGTATTCCGGGCAGGTATTCACAGTGGATACGGGTGAAATTACGCTGAACAACATGGTCATTCAGCGTATCGGGCGCTCTAAAGACCCGGAGAATGAGAACGGACTGATATTTGTTGCTGAACTGCAACAGATTGTCACACTTGACCGCGTGGCGAACGGTTCACAACCGGCACAGTATCAGCTAAACAGTAACGACGTTTCCAGCACCTCCATATCCGGACTGATTGAGCGTGGTTACATTAACGTAAAGACAGCCGCAACGAATGTTGCCGGTCAGGTTACGACACTTTTGGATTTGTAAAAAAAAAGCCCCGGAGTACGGGGCAAACATGCAGGAGCACAACAGAGAGATTATGGTTTACTGTTAAAAGCACTGATTTCATCGTTTGGGTTTGAGTCGTGGGACCTACTAATGAACAAGAGCAATGCTTTTATCCGAAAACCATTTCGCAACTGTTGTTATGTTTCACAACATTACTCCAGTCACTTACGGCTTACCCGTCAGCAAGATGTTGACCACCTCCTCGGGGGTTACAACAGGTGAGCGTATTGGAACCTGGGCTGGGTATTACCGCATGTCTTTCGACTTCGAACCAGGGCTGACATTACCCAATACGCTCACCTGTTGTATTAGTCGAACCGCCACGGTGACCAACCGCATTCGTGCATGCCTGGCTACACATTCCGGCTACCCGCTGATGCGAAGGAATAGGACACCCCGGACCGCTAAAGACACATGTGCTACATGCCTGTGAATAAATAATTGCATTGTTTGACGCGAGTGTCAATAGTATACTTGACATTATTTTCACAGGAGGGCGACATGACCGACATTAACCAGCGCCGCTCGTTTTTACAGAACGTCACCAATGACACGTTTTTCGAGAACATGAAGGACGTGTATACGTGCATCCCGGGTTACGTGCTGACGTTCGACCCGGATACGCAGCGCGCACAAATTCAACTGGGAATCACCCGGACCGATGATGTCGCCAAAACTACGTTTGACCCACCACCCATCGTGGACGTTCCCGTAAGTTTCCCGGGCGATGACTTCGTACTGGAGTTCGAGATTAAACCCGGTTGTGAGGGCATGGTACATTTTAGTCAACGTTGCATTGATGGATGGAAGCAGACCGGCGGCATTGCTGCTAATCCCGTCAAACGCTTTCACCACAAACAGGACGCAATGTTTGTACCGGGAATTCGTTCACTTGATAACCTCATAGCCGGTTTCGTTAATGATGGTATTCGCTTGCGCAACGTGGACGCATCACAGTACGTCTGGTTAAAAAACGATACGTCATGTATGATTAAAAATGCAAATGGCCACGTGACATTACTCGCAGATGGAACCGCAAATATCAACGGGGTGACAATTGATAAAGATGGTAATATTGTCGCCCCTGGTTCACTTATTTTAAACGGTAAAGAAATTGACGGACACACCCACGGCGGCGTTGCTTCCGGTGGTTCTAATACGGGGCCGAATAACTGATGACAGTACGTAAATTAGATGAAGATGGTGACATCGTTACTCAGGGTTCGATGTTTATCACTGAACAACTGGAAATAGAGCAGACGATACGTACCCGTCTGCGCCTGTTTCTGGGTGAGTATTTCCGGGATGTGACTGACGGCACACCGTGGTTTCAGGAGATACTCGACAAACAAACTTCCATGGATGTCCGCGAAGCACGCCTCCGTGAACGCATCTCCGGTACTCCGGGTGTCCTGCAGTTAACCAGTTTTAGCACCGATTTCGACATCGACAACAAAACTTATACGGTCACCGCCAGCGTGTTGACCTCCTACGGATTATTAACGGTGACCGAGAATGGCTGAATTAACCAGTACCGGCTATAGCGTAAAATCACAGAATGACTGGTTTGACGAAGAAAAACAGTTATATCTGGGTATCGACAGTAACTGGAATCTTGACCCATCCACCCCCGATGGGTTGAAGATGGCGCACGATGCTGAAATCTTCTCCGCGCTCGACGAAGTGTTGCAACAGGCGTACAACTCCAAAGACCCGAACAAAGCCAGCGGCTACGACCTCGACGTGATTTGCGCGCTGACAGGTACCGTCCGGAGTGAAGGTACCGCATCGACTGTTACAGGGTTTGTGTTAACGGGTGTTGCTGGTACTCAGGTTCCTGCGGGCACACGCTTTGAATCATCTGTGACAGGTTATCGATTCACTCTCGACCAGACGTGGACGCTGGATAGTTCAGGTACCGCAACGGTTGATATCACCTGTACCACGGTTGGTGAAATCGAAGCAGACGCCAACACCATCACGACTATTGTGGACACGGTTGCCGGATTAGTATCGGTTAATAACCCCACTCCAGCAACACCCGGTACATCTGCTGAATCGGATGGGTCGTTACGCCTTAAACGAGCGACGGCCGTAGGTCTGCCGGGTAGCAACCAGGTTGATTCAATGCTGGGTCAGTTGTTCAATGTTGAAGGTGTACGCCGTGTGCGTGTCTATGAGAACGACGAAGCCACCACCGACAGCAACGGTCAGCCGGGTCACAGTATTGCTCCCATTGTCGATGGTGGTACGGACGACGACGTAGCGATGGCCATCTACCTTAAAAAAAATCCGGGTGTCACACTTTATCAGGCTGGAACCGGCGTGACCGTGACTGTCACATCGCCCACTTACCCGACGATGACCAAAGATATCAAATTTAGTCGCCCCGTATATGTGGACATGGTGGTAGCTATTGAAATCAAAGATGATGGTTCTCTACCGTCTCAGGCAACTCTCGAGCCACTCATTCAGGATGCAATCATGGAATACGCCGCTGGCGGTCTGATTCCGACAGAGTACGGGTTTAAGCCGGATGGGTTTGATATCGGTGAAACAGTACCGTACAGTTCGCTCTACACGCCTATTAACAAAGTTATTGGTTCATACGGTAACAGTTACGTTAACAGTATGACGTTGAATGGTGGCACTGCGAATGTTACCATTGACTTTAATGAATTATCCCGCTGGACAACCTCAAACATCACGGTGACCATCGTATGACCATTATCAAACGCGCAGACCTGGGTCGGCCCTTAACGTGGGACGAACTGGACAACAATTTCCAGCAGGTCGATGATTTGACAGCCGCCGCATCAGCGGCCGTATCGAGTGCATCGGCTTCAGCTGCAGCCGCTGCGAGTAGCGCCACAGCATCCGCAAACAGCGCATTAGATGCAGCTAACTCCGCGTCTAATGCTGCCACAGCAATTGTGAGCGCTGTTAAGAGCACTGTCACTTTCACGACTGGTGGTACTTTGAACAGTAATCTTGACCGTATCAGTGACGGTACTTATCTGTATTACTGGACGGGTACTTATCCTGTGACCGTACCGGCTGGTTCCACGGTTGCGGGTACGGGTGGTATTGCTGTTGGGTTTTGGGCGGTAGACAGTGACCAGATATTGCGTGACAATCTCAGCGCTACAGAGGGGTTTGGTCTGATTGGGGCTTGTCCGGATATCGCAACTCTACGCACCGTTGAACCGGTGACAGACGGACAGCGAATCACCATGTCGTGGGGGTCTGTCTACTATCACGATGCGTCCGATACTACAAGTGAAGACCTGTCAGGGGGTGTGGTTGTTACCACAGGAGGAAAGCGGTGGAAATTAAAAAACAACGGTAATATCTCATTTATTGAATGGGAACCTGTAGCCGATGGTACTACTGATAATGCGTGGAAACTCCAGCAAGCGTGTTTGTTTGCTCAGAGTTTGGGTGGTGCATCTATTTATATCCCACCGACAACCAGTGGCTACCTGATGACATACCCGGTTCATCTCTTCGACAATGTCGAAGTATATGGTGCCGGTAGAGGTTCAAGAATTATATTTCAAGACCCAATATTCAACAAAGGCCGCGGTGGATTTGTTATGGGGTCATCCGTGGAGGCTAACAGAGATACAACACTGGCGAATTATCGCGCTGGTACTTACCCTGCTGCGTCCACCGAAAACACATCATTTGTAAACCCAACCCTCGGAGCATTTCTTCGTGACAACCAGTCTTTTGTACAAATTACTGGGGCTAAGATTCACGATTTGTATTTAGTTGCCACATATACCGGAACAAATACAAACGGTGGTTACGGTATCAATTTTGTTAACGCACAGAATTGTGTTGCGTATAACATATGGGGTGGTGGTGACGGATGGACTCAGTTGATAGGTATGGGGTCTGATACTTCACCCGAAACTCCATCGTGCTATAACTGTCACGCTTGGAACTTACATGTCGATAAGCCTAACCAGGCAAGGACTTTTTACAGCGTTGGCTTTATTTCCAATAGTACGGATTGTTCCATCGATAAAATGTGGCAACACAGCTCTTATCCTGCGGATATTGACCACGGCTCATGCGTTGCTACAAATGTTGTTGAAAACTGCTCAATTACAAACATGAACGTACCCAACCTTGGGCTGTCTAATACTGCTGAGGGTGTTTTACTCAACAATTCGAAAGGGTGTACAGTTTCTAACATCAATGTGAGAAACTGCAAACGCACGGTTGCGACCTTCTACACGAATGTATCATATCTGGATTCGACCAAACCCAACTACATTAGTAATGTGAGCGGACAAGCAACCGTAGCGTTGATTTCTGTAGCGTCAAAATACGATATTTTTTCCGATTTTAACGCCGATAGTACAACGCCTTATGACATCTTGTTCGCTAACGTGAACGCCAGTGGTAACATCGTGCGGAGCGAACCAGCATCATTCGGTGTGATTGAGAGTGCAACCGTATTCTTCAGACAGTATCTCCAGAATAACACCGTTAAAGGTTATTTACGCCGGTATAAATATCTTCGTCCTGCCGACATACTTACGAACAGCAAGAGTGATACCACCGCGTGGTCATACGGTAAGATGGTGAGAACTAAAGCATCCACGGACTTACATTTCTTATGGGAAGTTCCGGCCAGCTTTAAAGCAGTTGACACTATTTCTCTATTTTGTAGCTTCAACGCAAGCAGTGATGCCGCTTTTACTGCCGGCTCAACCATTCAGGCCGAATTGATTCAGATGGTCGCGTTTGATGGTAATATATCTACAGCACCTTATAGTGCGTTTTCAAACACGAGGGTGGCAGCAACGGGACAAACGGATACGACTCTAACCGCACAATACAGCACCAGCGTCAGTCCGGGACTTGTGAGAATGACGGACACAACTAATGGACTTGATGGCTCGTGGTATGTACACTTATATATGTACAACAATGTAATCGACAACTACATGAAAGAAATTCGCATCTCATATTGGGGGTAATAAATGAAAGGTACAGCATCAAAAGACGCGGGCATGCTCTATCGTGGAATAATTGAATATTTTTCAACAATTTCCGCTCTCGATGCAACAGTGGAAATGTTGTCGAAGCGAGACAAGATTGTTGCCGATAATGGCATCATCTGCGACGACTCACTGGACGAGCAGGTATTGGAACTTCAGGAGCGGTTCATCAGTGCAGACGGTGATGGCGCTACGCAAAAAGCAATTGTAGAGGAAACACTCACGTTACTCTTGGGTTAACGAATGAACTTCTTCCCCGCTCCCTACTTCGTACCGCTGACAATTGTCAGCGGCTACGTCGCAAATGAGTCAGATGCTCCGAATCGCATCTACGCTCAGTACCGTAACAAGCCAAAGGCCGTTGCGTGGTATAACATCACACGTAGCCTGGCCACACAGATTGCAGATGTGGCCGCAGCTGTGCGTATCATGTATTCGATTGATATGGTGGAAGGTGAACAACTCGATGTTATTGGGCGAATAGTCGTTATATCTCGTGATTTCATGGGAAAGGTATCCATGGATACCGCCATGTGTGCCAGCGATGTCAATGGTCCGGCCGAATTCGGCGATACCTCCGCAATGTGCAGCACGCCGAGTATCGATTCAGACGAGAGCATGTCGGACAACTTATATCGCCTGGCAATTAAATCTAAAATTCTCAAAAACAACTCATACGCGACCATTGAAGACATTATTAATGGAATGAATTTCCTGTTACCCAATGCACAGGTCACCCGTCTGGTTGATGGTGAGGATATGAGTTTCTCCGTAGAATTCTACGGAGAAATTACAGACCTCGAACGGTGGGCGCTCGTCAATGCCTCTTTTGTTCCGAAGCCGCAGGGTGTAAAATTCAATGGTTTCCTTGAGGCTTACGATTATGTACAGGCAGGTGACTCATCAATGCAATTTGGTGACTCATTGACACAAGCGACCGGATTTGTAGGAGTTTAAACAATGGCTTTAGACCGTAGCAACCGTTACCCGGGAAGGTTTGAGAATCCCACAACTGCATCACCCCAGGGTGCATTTAAAAACCGCACATCACCAACGGCGGAAGATGGTTCTTACTTTGAAGCAGACTGGGCCAATGACTGGGATGGTTTTTTTGCTCGTGTGCTCAACGTGGCGGGTGTTACGCCAAATGGTGATATCGACACGGGGTCAGACAGTCAGATGTACGACGCGCTCATGACTGCAACACCGGGGCGATTGTTGAATGTGCGTACACTCACATCTTCGGCAATTTACACTCCCACCACTGGTACAAAGGCCATTAAAGTCACACTGGTGGGTGGTGGTGGTGGTGGTGGTGGTTGTCAGGCTTCGGCAACCTCATCCACTTTCTCCGGTGGTGGCGGTGGTGCCGGTGCAACTGTTATCGCATGGATTACTTCTCCGGCATCATCGTATTCCGTGACCATTGGTACTGGTGGTGCGGGCGGTGTAGGTGCTGCAGCGGGTTCCGCTGGCGGTAGTAGTGTATTCGGTAGTCTGACCGCTGGCGGTGGTGGTGGTGCATCCAGAATATCGGCGACTAACACCCCGGGTGGCGCTGGCGGTACCGCTACCGGCGGTCTTGTTAACATTCGCGGCGGTGATGGTAGCGACGGACAAACCGGAACCTATTTTGTTACCGGCAACGGTGCATCTTCCTACATGGGCGGCGGTGGTCGTGCCGGTGCGGGTGGTGGTATCGCTGGTAAAGCGCCAGGCTCTGGTGGCGGTGGTGCTTATGACACCGCACTCAGTGGAACATCGTGTACCGGCGGAGCAGGTACCGCCGGTATTCTGATTGTCGAGGAATATTCATAAGGTTTTACAACCTTCCCACCAGTTTTGCCACCGGGACACTCTGTCCCGGTCGGCCATCAGAACTTCCCCGTTATGTGGAATTACCGTAGCGGCCTTTTCGGGGTCGCCATCGGTTGTCCACAATTCACCACTCGGCGTAAGCAGGTCGTTAGATGGTGGCGGACATGTACTCACTTCCTGAGTACATGCTGTTAAAACAAGTACAGATATCAGCAGGGTAAGTTTTTTCATTTTACGGTCGCATCATATAGGTCGAGGATGCCGCTCTCTTTGACACACTGAGCGGTGGCGGAGTCTTTGATTCGGTCACGGTAGATGGTGACTTTCTCAACGACTTTTTTGGCCCGGGCTTCTTTCAGTTCCTGTTGCTTTTTCTGCAATTCCACATCGGAAGCATTGAGTTTTTCCTGCAGCGCGTCACGGGCTTCGACAGCTGCCTTATATTCCTTGAAATCATCCAGCTTGACCGACTGCTTCCCTTGTGAATATCCCAACCAATAGATGCATATCACGAATACGATTCCTACAACAGTTACTACCCGCTGTAACATTGTCATTTCGATTCCCCCAGTGTGTACAGGCACAAATACTCTTCCTGCTCCCGGCGAATTGGCTGTCCGGAACAGTTGTTACTTTTGATGCGACAATCACGACCACCGTCAAACACCCAACGAGGAATTTGTTTACACGCGTTTTTCCAGTCGCCTTTTTGCAGCAATTTGAAGAATGTCGACCCCTTACATTTGGTAGGTCCAATATTGTACGGGCAGAACGATGCGATGCCGACCTGTTGCACCGGGTTCAGTTTTACCGGGATATTGTCGCGTACCCATTTGAGTGACTTTTGCGCTTCTTTATCGTTCAGAAGGTCACACTGCTTTTCAGTAAGTCGCATACCCTTTGTCACCGGCCTACCATCGATGCGCGTCACACCCCGGCAGATGGTCCAGATGGGAGGATTTGCACTGTCCAGATATGCTGTCAGCCTGTTCCCTTCCTTCTCGTTCAGGAACTGATTGAGGATGTCCGTCTGCGTGACTACCGCGGTACCCGTACCACCCATTGCAAATGCGGTGAGAAGGGCGGTCATTTGTTTACTTAAAGGATTTTTCATTCGGTAACACCTGCTGTACAATTAGGCTTAATCCTAACATACAAGGGCGGTAAAATGTACAAGACTAAATCACGTAAAGCAGGTGACGCCGGTGGAGCAAATGTAAAACCCCGCAGTAAAACCGGTGACACGGGCGGTGCCAAAGTAAAACGCCGGGCCAAATAAACAATGTACACCTTCCTGATTGCCTCAGTAATCGCCAGACCCCGGGGAGCCTCGTTTCTCTTTGTGATGGTGGCAACTCTTTTCCAGGAGTTGTGCAGCAATCTGGACGGTTCTATTTATTTTTTCCTCGCCGCATTTTGTGATTTCATCGTAGCCGGTATTCTGTACCGGTTCGGAACATCCCGAAAGTCTCTCGATATGATGCTCATCAGCATTGTTTCCATGTCGATTAATCTGGTAGGCTGGCTCCTGTGGGTTTTCTATCAACCGCTCGATGTCTATGTGGCAATGTTCACGATGTTATACTGCGCGGCAATCCTCACGATACTGAAAAAGGACAGTGACGATGCTGGAGGTATTGCGTTTCATATCGACAACTCTGGTCATCATCCTTATGCTGGCGCAGGTCGTTGAGTGGTACATCAAAGCGAGAAAATACTATGAGCTTCGCCGGAAACACACAAGCCGGGACACTGGTAGCAAGCGGGACGACGGTAACGGGATTGATGACTAAATACGGTATCACCCCGGAAACCATCGGTATCTTTGCCACCCTGTGTGGTATTCTGCTGACCATTATTATGATTTACGGTCACATACGGCGAATTCGTAATGAGTCCGCCGAGCGTAAGGAGAAGGAAATTATTGCTCGTCTGGAGGCTGAACGAGCGCAGCTTGAACTTGATGAATTGCGTCGACGTGTATCAAATCCGGCGCAGTGATGCGCCGGTGGTTTATTACCCCAACAATGGTAGAACTAACTTTTCCGCTTCCTTCACGTAATATTCATAGTCCAGACTGCCCCAGTCGAAGTCTTTAGCGTCTGCACACTCTGTCACCTTCCACCCAACATACATCCCGGTTTCACGCACTGCATCATGCTTGCTACGACTCTTCGTGTGGATACGCTCGTCCCACGGTGTACCAATGCTGTCGACGTCTCCCGGTTGACCGGTAATCTCACGCATTACCGCGTTGTACACGTCGTCCTTAACGCCATTCTTGCGCTTCCATGTACCCGGTACACCGGTGGGTGGTAACAGTTTGACCAGTGACCCACCGTTACGCGAGATAAACACACGTGTGGTATTCTGCATCTCCTGTTCAGCGCCCCACTCAGGCCAACGCATCACCAGACGTGCCGAACGAGGCACTTTGGCACGCAGCATGAAGTCGAACGGGTTACGGTGCTGAGTGATGAACGTGCGGATGTCCTCACCGTGTACGAGGGCGGCTTCGGCAGCGCGGGCAACAATCATCGCCGATGGGTCTTGATGCCACTGGTATTTGTACTCGTAAGCGCCTTTACGCTTGATTTTACCGTCCGTACCAACCTGAATATAGTTGTTCACATCTCGCTGATAAACCGAGGCGATATCCTCGCATTCCAGATTCAGTTGCGTGACATCCATCCACCACTGACACACATTGTCCACGTGTTCCAGGTATTGCGCTGGGTGGTGCAGGATGAGACCGTCCGTATTAGTCTGCACAATGGTCATCTGCGGGACTTTGCGTAATTGTTCGATCAGCATCGCCATACTCAACTGACCCGTAATGGTGATACTCAACAGACATTTGTGGTCACAGAATGGACTAAAGCGACTGCCCATGTTCCCGAATGTACCGTTCAGTGCGAGTTTAAGTGTAGCATCGACTATCTTGTCACCCGCGCGCTTTGCATCACGGCGGCGATTGAATAAATTCTCATACACATCGCAGAATGTTTCACCCAGGTGCTCCGGATAAAAGCGATTCTTAATACTTAAATTCGGGTAGAGCGACGTCACATCGCGCGCGCTCATAACGAAACCGTCACCGGATTTATAAATGCAGTTCGGAATCCCACTGTGGATACCACCCAGACCGAATGTATATTCGATACCATCAACAGTGGCGACCATGTCACTGAATACACCTTTGGTGGTCAGTAATTCGTCCTGTTGCTTTTTGGTCAACACTACCGATTTCATTCTGTTCATGATATCGGTAAACTCGGCTGTCTCCAGCTTGATATACGAAGGAATCACATCGGTGAGTGCGATACGTTCACGAATAGTCACCCCTGAGCAATCCACCCCGGCCTTCTCCAGTTCGTGAACAAATATATCTTTGCCGATTTTAGTGTCGGCATGGTTCATAAAGTTACGACCATATTGCTTTGTCAGTTCCTCACGGAAATGAATTTTGTCGAGTGAACGCACAAAGAATTTCAGCGTCTCTCGCACGTCGTGTTTGTTATAATCGATGAGAATGTCTTTCTGCTGGTCATTTAGCACCATTCCGACCGGGAATGGCAGGTCTTTTACGTTAGGGGACTGCATACCCACTTCTAACGCCTTCAGACTGGTACGTCGGGCTTTATTGTCAAAGTGATGAATTTTGTACAGGTCAATCTGCTCGAAAATCTGGTCGCGGTCCCATACAATTTCTGGCCACTGACCTTCGGGCTTAATCTGTGATTGCGCTTTTGCGTAAATCTGTTCCAGTGTACAACCCGGTGTATTGACCACGTAGTGCAGTACTGGATAGTCAAACGCCAGATTGTTAAATCCAATCCCACGGGCTTTACTGCGTCCCAGGTTGAATACGAATTCGATTAATTGCGGCTGCTCGTTTTTGCGGTCACTGATTTCAAAGACTAACTCCATACCCGTCGCAGCGTGAATAAATGATGCGGTGAAGATGTTACAGTAAGTTTCAAGGTCGTAAGCCCACCAACTGGGATTCAGTTCGCCAGGTGAAGAAAAAGCGCGGTCTGCACCACAGTAAGGACAACCGTGTAGGTCAGCGGGATAAGTTTTCTGACAAGACATGTCTTCGCATTTGGATAAATAATTCATTTTTTAAGTCCCTCTATAACCGCTTTACACATTACCACTAGTTGGTCATCGGTCATTTCACCGTGCATTAAATTTACCGCCCATAACACTACTCGAACGTTCGTTTTTATGTATCCAACTTTGTTATCGATTCTATCGAGGCTGGGAGCGAAAGGATTCTTTTTACTTTCACCGGGACTTGTGAAATCAAAAGGTATTCCAGTTATCTCACATACACCATTTTTCAATTTTTGTTCTATGAATTCCCTATCTATATTGAAAGATGTCCATTTAGATTGCCTTTTTTTGGCATTATTTAATAAATGACACGCTCTTCCGCGAATAGACTCGTAGTGTCTTTTACTCGCCTGAGATGTGAGTTTTTTACCTTTTTCAGAATTGGAATATGCTTTCCGTGTCTTTTCATATCTTAATCCGGACGCATAACGTTCCCGAGATTGTTGATTAGTGCAGTTCTTACATGTGTGAGATATCTTGTGATTTTTACCAGTTGGTCTATCCTTTCGTATACTGATGTAAAAATCGGTTAACGGTTTCACAATCCCACACCGGTTGCATTTTTTTTCGTCATTCGATAAATAGTGCATCTCTATTCCTCTCTGTAAGAAAAGCCCCAGTTAAGGGGCTAAACGATAATAGTATCGCCAACTTTTAAAGCGTAGGCTTCGTTTCGGTCTTTGAACCATTTTTCCGTATTTGAGACACTTCCCCAGCAGTTGTATTCAATCTTGACGCGGTATGTTTAGTATTTTTCATCCCACATCGGTTCTTCCACTTTAGTTACCGTTGCTTCAAGATTGTTCATCCCTGTGTATACCCCGCATCATTTGTTTTATTTAAACCATTCTGATTAATGTATTCCCGGCGTTGCTCCTGCACCTGTTTAATAGCCTTTTCCAGTTCGGCTAACTTCTCATCAAACTGTTTCAGTCGTTGGTCTTGTTCGGTCATGATGCACCCTCTCTGTTAAATTACCCCGGCTCGCACCGGGGCGTTGTGGTTATGCTACTTTCTGACAGTGTTGTGCGATTAACTCTTCGCTCCAGCCGGGCATACCGAGCAACTGTGCTTTGGTATACACCGTGCCGTTGTAGCTGTACTTCTCTTCAGCAACCGGCGGAGGTGTTACCAGCAGGTCAGTTGCTGGCGGCGGTGTTGCAGGTGCCGGAGCAGCCGGAGTCGGGGCTGGAGTTGGTGCGCCACCGCCGAACACGCTTGCTGCGTCCGGACCACTGCCTTCACGAACAATCGCCTCGCCGGGGCGTGACAGTTCGAGCAGGTTCGGGTTCAGATACACACCCGGAGTTTTGGACGGCTTATTACCTTTCGCCACGATGTTCACACGAACGTAATCACCGAGTTTAATAGCGTTTACGTCCTGAATCGCATCGAGCGGATTGTATTTGCCAACGTGATAGCAGTTGTACGGGATGCGGGTATTCAGGTGCAAGACCCAGTGACCGCGTTTGTATTCGTCGCTGTTCGGCGCGTGACCAGCTTTGTTCGGAATGTCGCTATCACCATCAACCACCTTCCATGAGAAGTCCGCGCGGCGAGTAGTACCAGCGTCATAACCATTTTCAGCGTCCAGTGCCGCCATTACGATTTGTTTACCCCATTCGGTATCTTTCCAGTCCGCTTCACCAGTTTTAGGAATTGCGATACCGATATAAATTTCCTTAACCGGCTGACCATCTTTACCGATAACCGGCTGCTTTGTGACATCATCAGTGCGTACATTTTGTTTCAGCGGGTGACCGTGAATCAGGCGAGCAACAGGGGTAACGAAAGTAAATTGAGCCATCTTGTAAATCCTCTCTGCTAAGTGTGGGAGACCCTCTGTCTCCCGGTGATTTGAATACTACGTTAGTTTGACGAGTGCGTCAAGTAGTTATTTCGCATTATTTTGGCGGAGGGCGTCACGCCACGCGAACCAGGTATACGTTTTCAGATATTCACGTTCTTCACCCTTGAATAGTGCTTCACTGAATGTTTTATCGAACCACTCCAGAAATTGCTCACTCATCTCTCACCTCCTCTCAAATACACTACGGATACTGCGTTCATCGACCTGTTCCAGCTTGACACCCGTGACAGGTGTTTCAGCGTACTGCTCAATAACAGACGGGTCGATACCTTTTTTCGCACACTGTGCGGGTGTGTCCAGTTCCTGCGGCTTACGGACGTCAACTCCCTGCAACTCGGCCATGAATATCACCTGGTCCACCGGAACATCTTTCTTCCAGCGCTTACGACCGTATGTGGTTTTAGCGGTGTAGAATGTCACATGTCGACCCTGCTTAATCTCATGCAGTGCTTGTTCCTCCAGACCACTGAGACGCATTTTAATCATCTCCTGTGCACGCTGCAGGAGTCTCAACTCAACACCCAGGGCATGTCCGGACAAATTGTGCGTCTGCAGTGACGTCACGTAGTCCACCGCGGCGTAACTCTGTTGCTTCAGCGTGTCACAGTGTGCACGCGCGCTGCAGTCGAGACAATGTGGTCCGGGTGTACACAGTGGGTCAGGCCCGGTGGTAAGAACAAGACTCATGCACACTTCTACGTCCCAGTATTGTTTTAACTCATCGTATGTTAGCGCCCATTTGCGCACTGTACCTTCACTGGTGAACCCGCGAGGCTGCACAATAACCAGTTCAATAACGTCAACATCAAGGCGATGCGTTTCAACGATGGCGTATGCTTCAATTAACAGCTGCCAGTTTTCAAACGGGTCAACAATACGGTGACCAAATTTCGCGTCCCAGACACGTAGTACCTTCCCTTCCGGTACGTACACCCACGCATCGGGAATACAGTACCAGTCGTCATAACCCGGAACAGGACACACTTCCTCAACGTGAAGGTCGTGCACTCGCCCGTGAGTGTTACAGTAACCCCACACCTCGTTAAAATACTCGCGGGCGGCGTCAAACAGTTCATCCGTGATGACAATTCCATCCTTTGACAGACTGCCCACCATGTCACTGAATGGCTCATTTCTGAATAACTTCTGAGCCACCTCGTGACATGCCCGGCCCTCCAGCCGGGACTGTGACGGCTCGACGTCCAGTGGTGGATAAGCCTGTTGCGCCCGGAATGACCCGTTACAGTTCATCCACTGGTTGGCATCGGATACCTTGGGTAGTTGTGTGGTCATTTAAATTCCCTCACAGCGCCTGTCAGATAACAGACTGTACCGCTGGCTTTCATTCTATACTGTCGTAAAATTGGTTCCAGTTCGCACAGGGACTTCTGGTGTCCCAATCGTAGGGGCATCTCCGAACCATCTCCCACACCAAACTCATTGTGCACAGGCCTCTTAATCCACGCGCATACGAATCCATATTTGTCGCGCGAGATATATTTGTAACCGGGAGGGATTTCGATTTTCTCCCCCTCCCAATCCACCGTCGTCGTGTATTTAGTGAAACTCATATTCAACTACTCCTTCTTCACTGATGATTTGAGCCTTATAGAATCCACCGCGGGATGCCAGTTTGTAGGCTTGTTCCATAGTCATTTCGCGGTATTCTGCGGTGCTTGTTTCAGTTTCCAGAGTCATCAGAGTGTACATTTTCATATTCCCTTCAGTTCGTTTCGATGAACTAACTATAACCCATCTTTGACGAGTCCGTCAACATTAAATTAAAAAAAAATCCCGACTTGCGCCGGGACATGTGGTTACTCCCCCAAATGCGCTTTAACACGTGCCACGAACGGACCGATTTTATCCGGGTGGGCGTTCAGTTCCTGCACCGACGACATACCGTCCTGCGCCAGCAGCGTGTTCACCGTTGCCACATCAATCTTACCGTGACGCTCGGTCAGGAAGGTCATGAGGCGCGGGAAGTCCCATACAGTGTGGTCCGCCATACGCTCTAACGCTGGAGAGACAGTGCCCGATGGTGGGAAAGGAACGCCGTCATCAAATTCCGGTACAGGTGGTGCAACAACTACCGGCGGCGGTACAGGAAGTGGCGGAATACCGGCAACGGTTTGCTCGTCAGTGTGGAAATCATCGCCCGGTGGTGTTACAGGTGGTTCGACTTCTTCCCGTGTCGGTCCGCCAATTTCCACGGGTTCCAGGGTTTTAACTTCTTCATCAGTCATTACCGGTGTTTGAGTATGCAACTCACCCTTAACCGACTCAATCAGTGCCACCCATTCCAGTTCATCCATATCCTTCGGCTTACGACGCAGACGCCACGTACCGTCCGCATTGAGCGCCTTACTGGTGGAGTGGATACGTTCGTCCCACGGTGTGCCAGTTGAGTCAACGGGGTCAGCAATTTCCTCGACTGTGGCGACGTATCCTTGTGAGAAATTACCGTCACCCACATGTACGGGGCCACCAACTAATTTCTGCTCGGTAATGATGTGCGTTGCGCCGAGTGACTCAACCTGTTGTGCAGTGGTGTCAACTTCAGGAACGATATACGTTGGTTCCGCATTCCCCATTGTCTCACGCAATTTTTCCACGTCCACGTGGGGGTTAACTCGTAGTGGCGCACCGTGCGCAAGTGCCATTTCTTCCAGTGCTTTACCAAACGCACGCAGCGCAATGTGGTCGTCGTTCGGGATGGTTAATGTGATATTACTCATGTCTCTCTGTCCTCCGTTGTTGTCGATGTGGTGAACTCTATACCACCATGACGCACTCGTCAACACTAATTTTAAATTTGACACGGGGTGGGTGGTGCGACATAATGACGTCATCGTCAACAGTTGAGAGGGGAAACATAATGATTATCGCACCACCTAAAGATTTGTCTGGTAAGAAATTTTACTCTCGTCCTAACGAACCGCAGTGTTACGTGACGGTGATTCGAATCTGTAAAGCCGCAAATGGTTTCCAAGTGTTGTTTAAGTGCGGTGAAGATGGTCACGCTGTATTTTGCGGATATAAAAAGTTCCTGAAACGTTATCCGTATGAGGTGCTGCATGAAAATTAAACAACTACTCCGTCCCTCTTACGGCTGGTACAACTCGGTCAGTAAGAAAGACAAATGGTTCCTCGACGATGTGCAGATACCGATGTATGTGGCACGTAAACTAATCAGAAAAGCACGTATGGTTGAGTCGAACAGCGTGCGCAAAGTGTGGGAGATGTGAGAGATGCCGAAGACTCACGGTTTGAGCAGTAAAAATAGGAAGCTGTACAACGTATGGAAAGCAATGTGCCAACGTTGCAACAATCCCACTTGCAAGGACTATCCGCATTATGGTGGAAGGGGTATACAAATCTGCGAAGAATGGGATGATTTTGAAAACTTTTATCTTTGGGCAGTTCGTAATGGGTATAAGGAAGGTCTGACGATTGAAAGAAAAGACGTTAACAAGGGTTACAATAGTGAAAATTGCACCTGGATGGTGAATGAAAAACAATCGAGGAACCGTACTGATACCGTTAAGTACGAATATCAAGGAAAAATGTGCGATATTCGTGAGCTTTCAGAAATTTCGGGAATCCCTTATTTAACATTGAAAGGGCGACTTTTTTACTACGGTTGGAGTGTTGAAAGGGCAATGACAGAAGGAGTTTTTATCGGTAAAAATCAGACCTATAAAGGAAGTCGCTGATGCAACTGCGCCCATATCAGTCCAGTCTTGTGACTGGAATCAATAATTACTGGTCAACAAATCCACGGGGTAAAGTGCTGGCGGTGCTTGCGACAGGTGGGGGGAAGACTGTTATTTTCTCGTCTATCATCGCTGCCGAACAAGGTGCTACATGTGCCATTGCACACCGCCAGGAACTCGTCAGTCAGATGAGCCTTACGCTTGCCAAAAACGGTATTTATCATCGTATTGTCGGTTCGAATAAAACCGTGAAAAACTGTGTGAAGATTCACATGGATGAATTAGGTAAGACATTTTACGACGCTGGAAGTAAACACGCGGTCGCCAGTGTGGACACAATCATCCGGCGTGGCGAGCAACTTGCTAACTGGTTACCGTCTGTTCGTCTGTGGGTTATCGATGAGGCACACCATGTGCTTAAAGATAACAAATGGGGTAAAGCTGTACAGATGTTTCCCAATGCTCGCGGACTGGGGGTTACAGCTACGCCATGTCGTGCAGACGGTAATGGTCTGGGAAGTCACGCGGATGGCGTGTTTGATACTATGTTCGAAGGTGTGGCAATGGGGGAACTTATACGAGATGGGTATCTGACCGATTACAAAATTTTCGCACCCCCCAGTAGTTTCTCACGTGAACAAATTAAGGTGAGCGAGTCCACGGGGGATTTCAACCTGAACCAGATGAGGGAGGTCGTTAACGGCTCATCACTGGTGGCACACGATGAGAAAACCATCACTGGCGATGTTGTTGCCCAATATCTGAAAATTGCCCGTGGTAAATCAGGTGTCACATTCACTGTTGATGTGGCGAGCGCTGAGGAAATCGCGGAACAGTACAATAAAGCGGGTGTCCCAGCGGCGGCAATAAGCTGTAATACTCCCGACCTTGAACGATTCGCAGCGGTGCGAAAATTTAAAAATAAAGAGATATTACAATTAGTTAACTCGGAAATTCTGACCGAGGGCTTCGATTGTCCCGGTATCGAGGTTGTTTCATTTGGTCGCCCAACCGAATCGTACAGTATGTATAGTCAAATGTTTGGACGCGCTCTCAGACCATTACCGGGTAAAACCCACGCAATTATTATTGACCATGTGGGTAATGTCATGCGCCACGGTTTACCGGATGCACCGCGTGAGTGGAGTCTTGACCGCCGGGAGCGCCGCACGGGTAAAAGTGAACCATCGACGGTGCGCGTGTGTACAGCTTGCGCAGCGGTGTATGAGCGGTTCCGTGACGCATGTCCGGACTGTGGTGAGCCTGTACCAAAACCGGCAGACCGCTCAGGACCTACTCAGGTTGATGGAGATTTATACGAGCTTGACCCGGATGTACTGGCGCAAATGCGTAATGAGGTTGTGGGAGCACGTGAGACGCCCGAGGCAATGCGTGACAGACTGACTGCATTGAACGTACCGGTACCTGGTGTGATGCGTAATGTCAAACGCCAGAGAGAAAGACTTGACGCGCTCGTCAAGTTAGACTTAAAATTAGCGGAGTGGGCTGGATATCGCCGTGCGGAAGGTCTGAGCGATAGTGAAATATTTCGCAAATTTTACCTGACATACGGTGTGTCGTGGCTGGAGGCGCAGGCGCTCAAAGCGGCCGATGCGGATAAATTAAGAGAGAGGATTGGGTTATGAGTGATGAGCAAACAGTAACATTAAAAAGTTGGGATTACTCACTCGATTGGTTTGCAGTCAAAGACAGGAAGGTGAAAATCGCACCAAATATTCATTACACCATGCAATTTCGTTTAGGTGCGTGGTATCTGTCATGGAGAACATACGACCACGAAAAAGAAAAATGGGAAAACTGCATGTATCAGGAGTTTCGATTGGATAACCCCGTGGATGCGGTGATTAAATTGGGTAAACATATCTATGAGTTTAGTAAAATGCACAACGAACCTTTCAGCGATGAATTGTTGAAATTGATGAAGAACGTGGAGCTTCAGCTTACGAAAATCAAAGGCGGCATAGAATGACCTACCCAACACTTCTCGAATGGCAACGTAAGCACGGTATCACGGCTGAGGCGCTGGCTGACCTTGTGACAATGGTGGGACTGGATGTCCCACGCTCAACCAAAGATACACCCGAAGCGCGTGTGCAGGATGAGGCGCGGCTACTGGCAAGTAAGATGGGCTGGCGACTTTTTCGCAATAATTGCGGTGCGTTAAAAGATGAAAATGGTCGAGTTGTACGTTACGGTCTGTGCAACGACTCTTCAACGATGAACAAGCGTATCAAGTCGAGCGACCTCATCGGTATCCGCCCCGTGGTTATCACACCCGACATGGTTGGGTCGACCATTGGACAGTTTGTGGCGCGTGAGGTGAAAAAAGCCGGGTGGAAATATAAGGGTACGGAACACGAACGGGCACAGCTTGCGTTTGGGACACTCATTATCGGACTTGGGGGCGACTTTAAATTCTGGAATGGGAGTGGCGACCTGTAAGGGATTGACCACTCCGTCAACCTGTGCCATACTGCAACAAATTACCCAATGGAACCGAAATTATGAGCAAAGATAATATTTTAGAAGTCGCATATGTAATGGCACAGCGTGATGGCTTTGGTAGTCTAACGCGTGATGGTGTCGCAGCCGAAGCCGGTGTGGCAATGGGCACCATCAACCATCACTGGGTCAGGATGGACGCACTTCGTGAGGCAGTGATGCAACGAGCAGTGGAAGAAGAAAACCTTGAATTGATTGGACAGGGTATTGCACTGGGTGACAACATCGCTAAGTCTGCACCACTGGAGCTACGTGCTCGCGCGTTGACCACCTTACTTTAATAACCAAAACGGAGAGACAGAGATGACACATACGAATCCCCCTGCGCAGGGGGCTGATTCCCTGCACTTTATCGTCTGCAAAACAGTACCTTCACAGAAGAAACCAGGGCGCACGGAGAAGATGCCGTGTAATGCTGCTGGTGAAGTGGTCAGTCTGCACGTTGCGGACCGCATGTCTCATGCTCAGGTGGTCGCGGCGGCTTCTGCACTGGGTGAGTCATATCGTCCCGCGGTCATTCTTACGGGTGATGGTCGTTTCTGCGTGGATATCGACGGTGCACTACAGGATGATAACACCTGGTCACCGCTCGCGCTGGAATTATGCACAACTTTTGCCGGTTGTTACGTGGAAGTGAGCAACAGCGGTAAAGGCTTGCACATTTTTGGTTACAGTCCGTCCATCCCTGAGCACAGCTGTAAAAATGTTCCACTGCACATCGAACTGTACACGTCCGACCGTTTCATCTGTCTGGGAAGTGGTGCACGGGGTGACATGATGTTTAACGCATCCGCACCGCTCAACGCCACGGTTGCACGTTATTTCCCGCAGACCGAACAAGTTGCAGCGGTGGAGTGGTCAACAACTCACGCCGAAGGTTCATGTCCAATTGAGGACGACACGAAACTCATCGAAAAAGCCTGTTCGAGTAAAGGTGGTGTCGCGGCTGTTTTCGGTGGTAAAGCAACATTTAAAGACCTGTGGACGCGTAACGTCGAGGTACTGAGTGATGCGTATCCGGATGAGGACCGCGAGTATGACGGGTCGAGCGCCGATGCCGCACTGGCCCAACATTTATCGTTCTGGACCGGTGGTAACTGTGAACGTATCGAACGCCTGATGCGTCTGTCTGCGCTGGCGCGTCCTAAATGGGACAGTCACAAGTCGTACATGCGACGCACCATTCTGGGTGCTTGCGCACGTCAGACAACCTACTACAGTGTCGGCGCACCGATCGAACTGGTGACTCCCGCTCAGGTCATTGAGACGGGTGCACCGGTTATCCGCAGTGGGTATCAGTTTATTGGTGGGTCTCAATTATTAGACCATTTTAAAGGTTGCGTATATGTAGCCGATAGTCATCGTGTATTAACCCCAAATGGTCAAATGCTGAAATCGGAACAATTCGACGTTATGTACGGTGGTTATGCCTTCGCGTTAGATGACAGTAACGAAAAAACAACGAAGTCTGCTTTCGAAGCCTTCACACGGAGTCAGTGCATTATGTTCCCGAAAGTTGACCGCTCAACATTCCGTCCGGACCTGCCGCAGGGTGCCATTATCGAAGAAGACGGTCTGCGTCATGTCAACGCATACGTACCTGTGACGGTGGCGAGCGCACGGGGTGATGTGACACCTTTCCTCACTCATCTGGCCAAACTGTTACCCGTTGAGCGCGACCGTGAGATTCTGTTGTCCTACATGGCAGCGTGTGTACAGTACAAGGGGACCAAGTTCAAATGGGCGCCATTACTGCAGGGTGTTGAAGGTAACGGTAAAACACTGTTCACACTGTGCGTAATGGAAGCGGTAGGTTCACGTTACAGCCACATGCCGCCAGCGCAGGAGATTGGCGAGAAGTTCAACGCGTGGCTGTTCGATAAAATATTTATCGGCGTGGAAGATATTTACGTTCCGGAGCAGAAACTCGAACTGATTGAAACGCTCAAGCCGATGATTACCGGTGAGTACCTCGCTAAACGTGCGATGCAGCAGGACCAGGTAATGCACAGACTGTGTGCCAACTTCATGTTCAACAGTAACCACAAGAACGCTGTGCGCAAGACCGCTAATGACCGCCGGTTCGCTATTTTCTACACCGCGCAGCAGGAGCATATCGACATCGTGCGCGACGGTATGGGCGGAGACTACTTCCCCAACCTGTATGACTGGCTCAAACGTGGCGGTGGATTTGCAGCCGTGACGCATTATCTGGAGAACTACGCCATTCCCGCACAGTTTAACCCGGCGACACATTGTCAGCGAGCACCAGAGACCAGCAGCACTCACGAGGCTGTGACAGCATCACTCGGTAGTATTGAGCAGGAAATTATGGAAGCGATTGACGAGGGTCGCCAGGGCTTTGCGGGTGGTTGGGTGAGCAGTAAGGCACTGGACAACCTGTTACGTCAGATGCGCGCCGACCGCACTGTGCCGGTAGGTAAACGCCGTGACATGATGCGTCAACTGGGTTACGACTGGCACCCGGCGCTCAAGGATGGACGCGTGAATAACGTGATAATGATTGACGGTGGTAAGCCACGGTTGTACATCAAGATTGGACACATTCACGCTAACCTCACAAATGCAGCAGACGTGGCGCGCCATTACGCGGCGGCACAGGGTGATACAAGTGCTATTGCCTTTGCGGAAACTAAATAAGCCCTTCGGGGCTTTTTTTTTGCAATTAGTATTGACGGACTCGTCAAGGTGGGTTATCTTCAACTCATCGGAACAACAATTAAGGAGACTAAACAAATGAAAAATATCATCAGCCATCACAAACTGTCCGACATGATGGACAATATGACAGAGGTTCAGGCGCTGACCACACTGTCACGTATGCGTGCGCAGGCTGACCGGGACGGACTGTGTGTCACTCGTCTCATTGTTGAAGGTAAAGTACGGGAACAGTGGATATGGAAGCACTGAGTTATTGCCAGCTGATGGAGCGCTGTTTAGCGGCTGAGGCGCGGGTGGTGGAACTGGAGTCACGCGCTGTCACCGTGAAGCTGCCAGAGCCGTTCGAGCTGGTCGGGTTATCAGGCGGATCATCTTACTACTATGCCGATGAGGTCGATGCCGCGCTAACCGCGCAGGGCATCAAGTGGGAGGTTGAGTGAAATCGGTGTTGTTCGCCCTGGACGGTGTACTGCGGGATGCACAGGGCGAACCAATCAAGGACAATATTGCGCTCGCAAGGGCGCTGTACTGTGCGGGTCATGATGTGCTGGTGACCGGTCCACGTGACGCTTACGAATGGTTACACAAACACGATGTGACATTCGATGACCTGTTAGCCGGTCGTCACATTACGATTGACGCCACGAAGCTGATGTTTGCAGTTGTCAATGATGAAATTATGGCGCACGCGCTCAAATGCGCGGGTGTGCATACCTGGAGATATGAAAATGCGTAAATTACTGTTCTGTCTGATGCTGTGTGGTACTGCTAACGCAGCTGTTACTGCTGAGACAAATGAATCACGGGTTGCTAACCTGCTCTTTAACGGTTGCAGCGCTCAACGTGCACAGATGGGCGTGCAGGAAATGATTAAACGGGCTAACCCGGGCGGTAATCCTGCAGCGACCGACCTTATCATCAAAGGTTACAAGTTCGGCATTGATTACCCGAATGTTGGTTGTAACCAGTTCTTTACGGTTGTTATCGACCAGTTAGTTAAAAGCCGGAGCAAAGTGTAATGAGTATACTGACTGATGAGCAATTACTGTCAGACGTGGCTGCAGGAATGAGTGGCCACGCCGTTGCGAAAAAGTACGGCATGAGCCCGGGTAACATTAACCGCCGCATCAAACGTCTCGGTGCGCGCGGCCTGGGTCACGGTGGTAATGTGTCCCGCTTTGTGCCGGACGGTTACAAGGTAAAAGGTACATCATCACTGGTGAAGGGGGACGGGACTGTAGCGCTGCAATGGGTCAAGACCGATGTGGACAACGAGCGCCAGCTTAAAATGATGCAGGAAGCGATTGTGGCGCTTACAGAGTGCTTATCCCCACTAGAGGAAATTAATTTAATATCCCGTGATGAGGATAGCACTCTCCTGAACATGTACACAGTAACAGATGCACACATTGGTATGTTGGCATGTGAAGAAGAGGGTGGAGACGATTATGACACCAACATTGCGGAACATCTCATATCGTCGTGGTTCAAATCAGCGACAGCATTGGCACCCAACGCAACAGAGTGTCTTATCAACCTTCAGGGGGATTTCCTGCACTTCGACGGCCTGAAGGCGGTTACACCAACATCCGGACATATTCTCGACTCTGATACGCGTTTCTTCAAAGTGGTACAGACTGCTATCCGCGTGATTAAACGAGCCGTGAATATGTGTCTGGAGAAGCATCGGAAAGTGACGCTGCTAATCGCCACGGGTAACCACGACCTTGCGTCCTCCGTGTGGTTACGAGAGATGTTTAAAGAGGTGTATTGCGATAATCCTCGTGTGACCATTGTGGACGAACAGAGTCCCTACTACGCAATCGAATTCGGCAAAGTAATGATTGGTGTACATCACGGGCACTGTTCCAGGATGGAAAAGCTGGACGCAGTATTCGCCAGTAAGTTCCGGGAGATTTACGGTCGCACTAAGTTTGGCTACCTACACATGGGGCACTACCATCATCGGAAAGTAGCGGAGAGCAGCATGTTTATCACTGAGATGCACCAAACTCTGGCGGCCAAAGACGAGTATTCAAGTAACGGGGGTTACAACTCCGGAAGAAGTGCCACAGTCATAACATATCATCGAGACTACGGTGAGATTGGTAGAATATCAATTCCTGTAGAGATGATTAAGGACCGGTATGGACTGGAATAGCATCAGGTAAATAAAAGGCCCGCATTTAGCGGGCTTTATTTTATCTCTGGTCAGTCTCGTAATTGCATTAGTAACGATTCGTAAATACCCTTCTTTCTTGAAATATAGCTGGCAGGTTTGTCTCCAGTGTTACCAACAATGAATTCGAATAAGTCATCTGACGCTCGTAACGTAATGAACCCCATTCCAGTTACAGAGTCATATTCGTGCAGTTCTATTTTGATATCGTCAAGTTTAAACCCAGCAACAAGAATACGTCCAACCATTATTAGAAACTTTTCATTACCCGTATCATTTACCTCCACAATTGCGGCAGCGACCATTCGCTACATAACGTTCAGATATTTTATTGCACTTTTTACAAGGTTCGTAAGGGATATACCACTTCTGACCGGCCTCAATAGCTATTTGACGTGGTGTTTTCATCTTGACAGTGGTTAAAGTGATGTTACCAATATTTAACCCCATTTCAGCCAACTGTATGGCCTGTTCCAGTATTTTACGTTGGTGCTTCATCTCCTCAATAGTTGCGTTCAACTGTTCAAGAGTGAAACGCATTGTGTCTACATGGTTAGTGCTTTTTTGAAGTGTCTGAGAGACTTTGGCGTCTTTACTAATCTTGGAGCATATCGCACATTTACTACCGCGATAGACGCCAGGGTGACCACATTTCGACATGCGTTTGGTGCCGATTCTGAGGCCGTTATTCGGATTGTTCCACAGCTGGTCCAGTAACCATTGCTCGTGCTCATCGTCAGAATTGGTTCTATTTTTGAAATGTCTCACGAAGTCCTCGTGATTGTATCGGGCGCAAAGTGTACAAAGACCTGTGTCTTCATGAAACGTTTTGCAATCACAATTTTCTCTAAGATGGTACATTTGTATAAACCCCGCATACTGTATATTTGATTTATACATTGTCACATGGGTTGTTTACCGTGTCAATACCTCATTTCACCCGAAAATGGTAAATCATCAGGGTAGGTAATTTACTTTCACAATCAGCAGCT